GCAGGAAGTCTCTCCGTAAAGATTCCCTTGGCTGGAACTGCTCAAGCAGTAGCTACTCCCGCAGGAAGTCTCTCCGTAAAGATTCCCTTGGCTGGAACTGCTCAAGCAGTAGCTACTCCCGCAGGAAGTCTCTCCGTAAAGATTCCCTTGGCTGGAACTGCTCAGGCAGTAGCTACTCCCGCAGGAAGTCTCTCCGTAAAGATTCCCTTGGCTGGAACTGCTCAAGCAGTAGCTACTCCCGCAGGAAGTCTCTCCGTAAAGATTCCCTTGGCTGGAACTGCTCAAGCAGTAGCTACTCCCGCAGGAATGATAACTATTTCTGGTGAGACTACTCTCGCTGGAATTGCTCAGGCAGTAGCTACTCCCGTAGGAAGTCTCTCCGTAAAGATTCCCTTAGCCGGTAATATCGCAGCAACAACAACGATATCTGGGAATTTGACAATCTCAGAAGGTTTGATTAGCAATTTATTTGGCAGTATTCAAATCAACACAACAATTGAAGGAGACATCTCACGTATTCTGAGTTTGTATGGAGAGATATCTGTATCCGCTTCTATTTACGGAGAAATTGCAGGAGCCACTGTTTCTTTAAGAGGTATTTCTACCGGACTTGTTTATACTCAGGGAATGCTTGGAGCGTTAAAAGGATTATTGATTCTTTTATGGATTCCAACTGCTGAAGAAGGAACTTCAAATATATTAGATTGGGTTTGGCCTTATCCAGAACCTTCTGAATATCTTGCTCCAATTCCTTTTATGATAAGCACAACTCCTGGCTTTAGTCTATTTGAAACAGACGTAGATAGTATGATGCCAATTTGTTTTAGAAATGACTTCTATTACAGAATTCACATTACTCCTAACCCGATTAATTTAGGAGCAATAATGGGAGATATGAGTATCTATGTTACTGTATGGAATTCCTATTTTGTAGATGAGATACTTGAAGATATAATTAAAACTGGAGACACAATGATTGTCGTCGATCCAGTTCTTCCATTTACTTTTCTACCTCTTTGGTGGGAAGAAATAGAATTTCAAATTCCAGGCGATGGTCCCCCCTCTTTTTCTGCTGAAGTAGATTTTGATTTTGGAATCATTGATGCTCTTCCTGTAGAAATTTCAGGAAATAGAGTCGCTCTTTTATATTGGAGACTTCAAACTAATATCAAAGAAACATTATCTTCAAAGACTAATATTCTACAAGCAAGTGATGGCACTGAGCAGCGTATCAAAATTCGGCTTATTCCAAGACAGATGTTTCAATTAAAATTGATATTAGAAGATTATAAGAATGCGACCATATATGATGCTCTTCTACATAAGTGGCAGAAAAGAGCTTGGGCTATTCCTATTTGGCAAGAATACGTAAATCACTCCTCTACAATAAATTCTGCAGATCTGGTGGTATATGTAAATACTACGAATGCAGATTTTAGAGACGATAGTTTCGCTCTAATTTGGAAATCAAATACTGAATATATAATAGTAGAGATAGAGACTAAAACAGATTCTCAATTGAATCTTAAAACGAAAGTTGGAGCAACTATCGTAGGTGATAAACTCATAATGCCATTACGAATAGCGAATATGATTTCTAGATCACAAAAGAAACTTCATAATACCGGAGTTTCTGAAATCACCGCAAATTTCTTAGTGGTAGATAATATCAATATCGAAGGTTATATTGCAGGTACTACCTACGATGGATTTGAAGTTATTACAACTCCGTCTTTTATTGATCCCACTATTTTAGAAAGTTCAGAAGCAGATATTCTTGTTTCTGATTTTGATACCGGACTTGTGGAGGTATTAAACTATAGTGAATTCAATCAATTGAATCAGTCTCATATTTGGTATAACGATAATAGAGCGGATTGTTGGAAATTCAGAAAGTTTCTTCATAGCAAGCACGGATGTCAAGTTCCTTTCCTCGTTCCTACATTCCGTAGAGATTTGAAACTTACCGATAATGTCAATCCTTCAGATAATATGATCTATGTAGAAAATGTAGGATTGGCTATAAATATGGGATTGAATAGTCTTCGAACTTATATTGGCTTTATCGTGGGGGATTCACTTTATATTCGAAAAATCACAAATATCATACGGATAAATTCTACAAAAGAGCAAATAAATATTGATGCAGTTTTGGGATTCAGTATTGATGTTGGTGAAGATAAGATATGTTTTGTAGATAAAGTTCGTTTCTTTTCTGACGATATTAGCATAGATTGGATTAGAACAAATAAAAACGAATGTCGAACAAGTTTGTTGAGGATTAAGTGAGCTTCTTAAGTAAAGAAAAAAGTCTAATAGAAAGTAGACCAGTAGAGTTATATCTCTTCACTCTGAAGAGTATTTTCTGGGCTCAAAATTCAGGAACAGAAGATATATCTTGGAATGGAAAAATTTGGTTCCCCAAATTGATTACACGATCTACTAAAAATCTTACAACTAATTCTCTCAAAAGTAAATTGACTTTAGAGACTTCTTTATCTAATGAATTTGTACAGCAATTTATTTTCGCAGCTCCGGATGGTATCGTCAACTTCACTTTATACAGAGGTCAGTATGGAGATTATATTCCTTATTGGAAAGGATTCGTAGAAACTGTTACTTTCAAATCTTCTACTGTTGAAATTATTTGTTCTCCTATGACCAGTTATCTAAAAAGAACAGGATTGCAAAGAATATTTTCAAGGATGTGTGCAGTCACTGTTTATAGTACTCGATGTGGATTAAGTGAAGGAACATATTTAGTAGTTGGAACAATTGATTCTATTAGTGGATTAATAATAACAAGTACGACATTCGGTACGAAAGCAAATGGGTATTTTACAGGGGGATATATTGAAACTGCCGATTATTCAAGAGTAATTGTATCTCATTCTGGGAATAACATTATCTTGAACTCCCCTATTCCTTCTTTAATTATTGGAACTGCTTTTACTGCTTACAGAGGCTGTGATCATACTTTAGACACTTGTATTGCTTTATCTAATAATTTGAATTTTGGTGGTCATCCTTGGCTTCCCCATAAAAATCCTTTTATTGGGGATTCTATCGTATAATGTGGAATTTTCTTATTCAAGTCGCTATAATGTTTGCTCTTGCTTTACTTCTTCAACCGAAGATGAAATTTCCTAAGAAGAAACCATTGGGTGAAGATGATTTTGAAATTCCAACTGCTGAAGAAGGACGTCCATTAACTGTTATCTTTGGAAAGAGAAGATATGGTGGACCGAATGTAGTTTGGTGGGGGGATTTGGGAATAGTTGCATTAAGACAAAGAGTAAAAACAGGTCTATTTAGTCATAAACATATCACTGTGGGATATTTGTATTATCTTGGGATACACTTTATTCTTGGATATTCTCGAGTAGATGGTATCAAGCAAATTATCGTTGGAGAGAAACCTGTATGGCCCACTCTCAATAATAATGAATCAGAAGCAGTAGATGGATTGACATCTGCAACAATAGAAGCATCTGATATATTTGGAGGAAATGAGAAAGAAGGGGGAATTTCTGGGATTGTTGATTTTGAATATGGAGACGTTACTCAAGGTCAAAATTCTTATCTTGTATCTAAGCTCGGTACTAATGTTCCTGCATTTCGTGGACAAACCGGAATAGTTTTACGAAAAGTTTATGTTGGAACCAGTGGATATATTAAACCTTGGAGTTTTCTTTGGAAACGAGTAAATAGATTAGTGAGTGGTGAAGTTCAATGGTATATTGCTAAAGCTAATATCGGTAATGATTCTTTGAATGCCATTCACGTTATCAGAGAAATTTTAACTGATGTTGAATTTGGACTGGGGTATAACATATTAGATATTGATAACATAAATTTTCAATCTTGTGCAGATATTTGTTATATTGAAGGTCTTGGTATATCTTTCAATTGGGATGCATCTACTCCTTGCGAAGATGTTATTCAAAAGATATTAGATATCATAGATGGAGCATTATTTCAAAATCAATCTACTGGTGAATTTCAAATTACATTAGCAAGAGAAAATTATACTCCGGCAACATTAGAAATTTTCAATGATTCTCATATAGTAGATATTGAAGAATATAGTCGTCCAGGATTTGGAGAAATATCCAGTAGAATAACTGTCAATTGGACAGAAATTTATTACGATGAAACTAGACCAGCTCAAGCTGAAGATCCTGCTATTATGAAAAAGCAAGGAGGCGGTATAATAGAATCCACTTTTGATTATCAGATGATTGTAGATGGTAATCTTGCAGGTCGAATCGCTAATAGAGAATTGAAACAAGCAACATCTATGTTAGCAGTTATGAAATTAAAGTGTTTGAAGACAATGGCTCACATAGAACCATATAGTGTTTTCAAAATATCGTGGACTAAGTTAGGACTGACAGAAGTTATTGTAAGAGTAGTCGCAATAGATTATGGCAATTCTGAAGACGACTATATTACAATGGATGTAATTGAAGATGTCTTTGGGCTTGCCTATAATGTTTATGACACTCCACCTGCGACTCTTTGGACGAGTCCAATCAATAATCCCGTAGATCCTACTTATAAGAAATTGATTGAATCTCCCTATTTTATTCTTAATAGTCAAGCAGGTGGAAGTTCTTTAATTGAAAGTTTAGATAATGATGCTGCATTTTTAATAGCGAATGCCGTTGCTCCTTCATCAGATTGTTTAGGATGTGAAATTCTAGTAGAAGACTATACTGGAAGTGGATATGTTGATGAAGGATTAGGAGTCTTCGTTCCTTCTGCAACTTTATTGAATGCACTTTCACAGGGTGGAATACAAGTAAATAATATAGACATAAGAAACGTATCCGATTTAGAATCTGTAAATGTAGGCGACTATGCTCTGATAGATGATGAACTTATTGTCATTGAAGGGATTGGTACAAATCAAATAAGTATTGGTCGTGGTATTTTAGACTCCCTTCCTGCATCTCATATTGCAGGATCTCGTGTATGGTTCATAGGATCTAGTCTTAATTTCATTGATCGAGAATATACTTTAGGTGATACCCCAAGAGTCAAGTTTCTAACGCGAACTGGGAATGGAGTTCTAGATGATGCTGCTTACATAGAAGCTTCTGCTTTTAACAGTAGAATGATTAGACCATACTGTCCTGCAAGATTGCAGATAGATAGTAAGTTCTTTCCAACTCATTTTGCAGGTCAACCAAGTTTATCTTGGAAGCATAGAGATAGGACTAATGCTATTCAACTTTCTACTATTGTTCGTTATGATAATACGAATAATTATGGACCAGAAACAGGAACGACTTATACTTTATACATCTATGATGAAGACAATAATCTTGTTAGAACAGAATCAGGACTAACAGGAACTACTTATGATTATAGTGAGGTGAATGAAAGATCTGATTGTAGCCTTGGACCGTTAGATCCTTTGAATTCTAAACTTCGTTTTGTTCTTAAAGCAATTCGTGGATCTTATAGTAGTTTTTATCAATATGATATAACTGTTCAAAGATCAAGTCAAGGAATAATTTCTGCAACTGCTATCATTACTGGAACTTTAGGAGTATGAAAATGATCAAAATAATTTGGATGATAGAATCTATCTTAGTTTCTGCTACAGGATTTGTCATAGAAGATTTACTGTGGAAGATTATCGTTGTACTTTGTGGACTTATTTCTTTGATTCTTTCCATAACTCTCGGAGGATTATTGAAGCATCTTCATTCGCATAATGAAACTTTCAAATCTTTTAGAACGAAGGAAGAATGTATTATGATACATAAATCTGCAATTGAAATTCTAGATATGAAATTGGACGCAGTTCACGGTAGTGTGAAATCTCTTACAAAATTGCTGCAAGACAATGGAAGTGGTGTTGGGGGTTAAAACCAGAGTCCCCATTAGGACGTCAGACCCCGAACGAGGCCGGTCAGGGTAAAACCCTTGCCAAAAACGACCTGGGAGAGAATTCGCCGTAAGTCCAGTAGATACAAGCACTTATAAATTTCACTTATGCGCAAGCAAAGTTTTTTTCTGATTTTGGCCATTTTAGGCTTGCATACTGCTGCGTAACTTAATATACTTATAAAGTAAGAACATTAGAATATTAGAATATTAGAAAAGAGAAAAGATG